GCATTTATCGTGCTTTTTGTTAAGTTCATAAGGAGTTGTCTGATATACGTAATAAGTTTTCCAAGTTAAATATATTATACATCTTAAACCCCCTTATTTTGTGGTTTTTTCAGTTTTAATGTGTGTAGTACTACACACTTACTACACAGCACTTTTCTTAAAATCAACAATGTTGTTCTTATCTTTCACGATTCTTTCAATATCTACTGCCGCTCTTTCTTCTGTTACATGTGTATATAAATCCATTGTCATTTTAAGAGTTGCATGACCTAAATATGATTGAACAACTTTTGCCTGCACACCTGCTTCAAAACATCTTGTAGCAAAAGTATGTCTTAAAGTATGTCCGCTAAACACAGGAAATTCATCATCAAAACTTCTTGCAAGATTTATCTGCTTAACAATAGCTTTAATTGAATCTGAATAAATCTGCGAATTGAGAGGCGTGTTATAACTTGTCACAAACAAATAATTGTTCTGCTCTTTAGGTCTTTTGCACTTTACAATATCCTTTAATTCGAACTGCTTTTCAAGATATTTAATGCATTCGCTGTTAATAGGTACTTGTCTATAACTCTGTTTGGTTTTAGGCGGCTCAATGTGAAAAGTTTTGCACTTATCATCAAGGTATTTTTGATACACAAGTGTCTTATTAACATCAATATACCCCTCATCTAAGTGTATATCATTAGGTGTAAGTGCAAACAGTTCTCCTGGGCGCAAGCCTGTATTAACTGCCACATTATACAAATTATCGTAAAATGTCCCTTTACTTGCTTCTAAAAACTCTATCTGTTGTTTTGCTGTTAGTGTGAAAGCTTTAAGTTCTTTATCAGCCCTAAGCTTTACACCTTTTGCTGGATTTTTAATCATTAAGTCATCTTCTATTGCTCTACTGAACATATCATTAAGTATAACCTTAATCTTGTTCTGCCGTTCATATTTATAATTGTCATCAGCTATTTTATCAATTAGTGTTTGAATATCTGATTTAACAAAGGAATTTATGTTGCGATTTCCTAAAAAAGGTGATATATTTTTATTGTATATGTGAGTGTATTCCCTAAGGGTATTAGGGCGTACACTTTTCTTTTTGTACACTTCTATCCAACGATTAAACCAATCGTCCAGCTTAATATCATCTCTAATGCTTGTAAATTGAATATTTTCTGCTATTGCAACAGCCAATTCTTTTTTAACTTCTGATAACTTTGTGCCATAAATATATTTAATCTTATTAAATCTATCTTTATATCTCCCTTGATACACACCGTCCTTTCGCTGCGACAATCCTACACCTAGTTCTTTACCTTTTAAATCTTTTCCCATTCAAAAGCTCCTTTCTTTTGAAAAAAGCCTTGATATAGACAACCACATATTACTACATCAAGGCATATATTTCAATATATCTCTATATTTCGTTACTTTTTTCTATATAGTGCTCAAACTCCTTACGCTTAACAAGCCTCTTATTCCCAACTCTTAAAACAAATGGACAGCTAATTTCATTAAGCATACTACTGATTCTATTAATTCCGATATTGCTATATTCGGACGCTTCTTCAACTGTTAATGTAACTTTTTCCCATATAGGAATTGTTTTAACCATGTCATCAGTCCTTTCTATCTTGATTTTTATATCCTTAACTCTTCTTGAAATTGTTGCTTTGGATAACATAAGTCTTTGACTAACCTGTTCTAAGCTCATATTACCCACAAGCAACTTGAAAATTCTTAGTTCCTCTTCTGTGAAATTGGCATTTTCAATTATTTCATCAAGCTCCGGCTTAGTCAGTCCCGAAAACTTCATAAGCCTATCTCCTTATTTAAACTTAATATGTTCTATTCCTGTTTCTTCGTATAACTGATTAACAAGCTCTTCCGCTGTGAATAATCCGTCATTATAGTTATCTATAAGTACTTTAAGTTCTCTCTGTACTTTTGTTAATCTCTGCTGTCCGAAACCGAACTTATCGTGTAGCACCCACATAATTAATATTAATGCTGATTCAAAATTTTTCTTCTGCTGTTCATTGCTAATTCTATTCATCTGAACACGTAACATTTGCTCCTTAAACTTTTTCTGTTCTGCCTTACTCATATTTTCACTTCTTTCTTAGAAATTGATTGTCGTATCGCCAGTAGTGCTTGCTATTGTCATTCTTAAGACTTTTACCTCTTTCGTAGTCTGTCTGCCAGCATTTCTGACATAATTGTCCTTGTGGTCTGTCAATAGGTTCTCCACAACGATAGCACAAGTGATTTTCTTTGCGATATTCTTTTATATTTTGCCTATTTTCAGTTCTTTTTCTGTGGATAGCATTATCTTTACTCTGGCATATAAAACACTTTGCTTTGCCCTCAACAGCTTTAGCCTTACCACATCTAACACATATGCCAGCTTTTCTACGTTCAGCGTATAAGTTTTTCGAATACTGTTTAAATGCTTCATTGTTTTTTCTTCGCTTATCATCACTTAATGGGTGATTAGCTCTATATTCAGCTTTGTTAGCCAAACATTCCGGACATATCTTTTCATCACCCACAAGTTTATTTTTGCGACATTCCGGGCAAATTTTAAACTGCCTGCAAAGTTCTCTAGTTTCTCTACTGTAAGTCGTTTGCTTCTCCCTACATTCTTCACAATAAAAGCCTTTTCTATCAAGCGGCTTGCCGCATTTAGGGCACAATCCATTCTCTCGGCGGTAATTATATAATTTCTTCTGCGGACTAATTGGCGTTGTCTCCATTGAAAATCAACCTCTCATTCTGTCAATTCTATCTTGTATCTCTTTAGGTGCTTCAATATACTCTTCTACGTTTGTATTTTGACCAATAAGGACATTTTCTTTGATTGTAGGTGTATTTATATCTCTTTGGAATTTTTGCTGGAATTGAGCTTTATACGAAATTGCATTCATCTTTTCGATGAGTGATTTAATGTCGTCTGGCATACGATTTATTTCATTTGCACGCTTAACAACTGTTTCATAGGTTCTTAAGAAATTCGATTGTATTACTGTTTCTATCGTCTGATAATCTGATGTCGCCCAGTTTTTAAGGTTATCTGGCATACCAACCGCCTGTTTTACAAGTGGCGGTAGTTTGTTAAATTCTTCAACTGCCCCATAAGTACCATTCCGTAACGCTTTACTAACTAACCCCCAAGCTGTCATTCCGTCAAGTTCCTGTGGCTGTGATATAGTCTGTATCTTGCTCATTATCTGTCCTACATCTGGTGCAAAACCGCTAGTATTAGTTGCAATACAAGCCCTTAACGCTTGTAAAACTAATTCTTCTGGATATTCAGCAAACATTTCATACCAAGCATTAAGAGTAATCTCTTTATCTGGCGGATTGTAGTTAGGATAATAAGCTTGTATCGTCATTAGAAGTTTTCCGACCTGTTCCCTTGTCATTTCATTGCCTCCATCCATTCATCAAATACATTTTTCTTGCCTTGCTGTTTATTAGAATTATTTTCTTTCAGCTCAAACAGCCCTTGCCAGCAATGGTCTACTGACTGATTAAGAATTTTAACAGCTAAGTCATTATCTCCGCCCGATAGCTTTTCAAGAGTATTCATAGCCCTATGCAATGCCTTGTCAGTACAGATAGGTTTTTTAATTCTCTTGCGCATTGTCACATACTCGTTAAATGCTTCATCAAGTAATTCATCATTGGGATAATAACTTTTCTTTTTGGATATTACGTTAGTAATATCTTTTTCTGTATTCTTATCTTCTTTAACTTCTTCTGTTCTTTTATTCTTACTTTCTTTTAATATAGAGTTTGTTAATAGAATGTTATCTGTTTGTTGATTGTTTGTTAAGTTGCTTGTTATTTGTTTGTTATCTTGCTTGTTATTCGTTTGATACAAATTGTAGTTAACTACAGTAAATATCGTGAATTTGTTTGTTGCTTTGCTTGTTATTTCGCCTGTTAATTGTAAGTGTTTTAGCGAGGTACGAATCTCCATTACAGACAAATTAGTTTCTTTTGATAATTCAGATATTGAAGAGGGGAAAGACCCTCTTTCAATTATCTTACCTTTGTAATTTCCGTCTTTCCAATAGGCACTTATCAACATATACATAAAAAGTCTGAATGTATTAATATCGCTCCACCATTCCCACTTTAAAATCTTTCTGTCAATTTTAATAAAATTGCCTGCCATAATTACCTCTTCAAGTTCTGTCACATTGTTACTTCACTAAATCGTTAATATTAACTCTGAATCCGTCAAATTCCTTACCTTTACTCTTGATGTAAGCTGTTGTATCAAAGAACATCAAGTTGCCCTCTCTGTCCGTTGCCATACTTACACCGTTTCTTGTAAGACTGCTTTTGAGTAGGTCAAGTAAAATCTGTATTTCCTGCTTTGTTTCGTCTTTCATACTGTATCTCCTTGGTTGATATTTAAGTTTTTAAACATAGCACACATAACATCTACCACAATTGAGTTGCCGAATTGCTTATACAACTGCGTATTACTGTTGACTGCCGCCATTTTGTCAATATCTTCATCAAATACACCCATCAGTCTTCCACACTCTCTCGGCGTTAGCTTTCTGATACGATATTGTGGTTTTTCAAGCAATAAATTGTCTTTTTGTGCTGTTGTCAGCGTATTAGATACATTATCTTGCCTAGGCTCTAATTCAGTCATATTATGTCTGCTCTCTTGTATCTGACCGCTTTCATATGCTTTTTGTATCTGTTTGCCGTATTCCGTTCGCTTTGGTGTTAATACTTGGCTTTCCATAACAAGGTTGTCTTTCTGCACACTCGTTAAGCAATTACTTGTACCTTGCATATTCACCTCTAATCTCTGCTCTGTTAGACTTCCCGCAGTTCTATCTGACGGATTATCGGGATTTCTGCCACGCATAGCAACTATCTGACTTTCACACACCTTAATTTGTTGCGTACCTCCACCCTCAACTGTTGTAATGTTGGGGCAAAGTGCATTTTCATCATATACTGTGTTTGATTGGTGCTTGCCTGTGCCATTATCCATAAATCCTAATTGCCTTGCTTCAAGAATTTTCGGCTCTTGATTACCGCCTTGCATTGTACTCAATGTTGGACTGCACCCCCCCCACATCATAAATTCTGTTGGTGCTCTCAAATTTTGATTCAAGAGAGCCTATTACATTTACATCTGCCATAATTACTCCTAAATCGTGGTTTTCAGCCTTTACGCATCTTGCAATCGGATATACACCTCTTTGAAAATCATCTGAAACTCCAGTGTATATACTACCTATTACTTCCGTTCAATCACTCCATTACTTCCATAATTATCAAGGCCTTTATAATCTCTTGCCCTAAGAGTTACGGCTACATCAATCTGTTTGCCTGCCGCCTCTCCCATATCCTTTAACAACCAAGTTTCCATCTGACCGCAAGTTTGATATTCCGCAGTCATATCTTGCCTTGATACAGTTTGCAACTTCTCTCTGCTGTGGCTTATTGGTTGTTCCGTCAACGCAAGTCTGTCTGTCTGTCTGTCTGTCTGCCTGTCAAGATTGTGCTGTGGTAATGTGCCATTGTCAATAAGCTGTTTTATCAGCTTGTCAGCCTTTTCATTGTTGATGTAATACTTTTCATCTACATTATCCTCAAGATAGTCTTTTAACTTCTTTTTGAGGGGCATAGGCTGTGGGAAATGATAATTGTACTCGCCTAGGAATGAAAACATAAAACATCTTTCACGATTTTGTGCTACACCATAATTTTTAGCATTCAAGTCTTGATAGTAATTTGTGTAACCTAAGCTTTCAAGAAAATCTAGCCACTTTCTAAAGTCGGGCATATTATCCTGACTATGTACTTGTGGCACGTTCTCCATGAACAAAATCTGTGGTAATTCTCCGTTACTATCTCTAATTTCTGTTAGTATTCTCTCAACTTCCCATAACAGACCGCTTCTTGTACCACTGCCCTTAGACATTCCGGCTTGTTTTCCGGCAACTGATAAATCCGTACAAGGAAATGAGTAAGTAAGTAAGTAAGTAAAGATTTCTGTGTCACAGATATTCAAATCTTCTGCATGAACCTTAGTTATATCCATTGTAGGAAAATCTGTGCCATGCACTGCGTTATAGCTTGCTATGGCATACTTATCAAACTCCACAACTCTGTAATGCTCAAATTTAGCACCTATTCTCTTTAGTGCCATTGCCTGACTTCCGTAGCCGGCGAATAATTCTATCAAGCGGATAGGCTTTGTAATGCTAATTGGTTCTCTTGTGAAGTCAAATATAGACATTTGATTATCACAAGAATAATTGTCAAAATTCATAAATCTACCAAAAGGAAACCTCGGTTTTATGTGCGCACAACCTATTCCTTTCTTTGATTTTTAGTTAGTTACTGGGGTTTTCTGCCTGTCTGAAAATATTCGTCATAAGCGTCAACTGTATAGCGTATTTCAGTCATAGCAATATCAAGCGTTACATCTTTTTTATCCAAGGCTCTTTCTACATAATCTTTAATTCTCATCATTAAAGCCTGTGCTATTACTATATTCGTATTGTTACTCATTCTGAATCACCAACTTTCTTTCTACAATGTGTTGCTCCAAACTTAGACTTGCCAACATATTCGTAGCAATCAACACATTTCCATTTGCCGCTCTTTTTCGGTGTATCTGAACATCCATAGTATCTATGATTCTCGTTCGGATAATTGTTCCAGCAATGGCAATCATAGTCTTTGTTAGTCATTTTTATCAGCTTTCTTAAAGGGAACTCCTCTAAAATGCTTATCAAGGTCTAATTCTGTTCCGTCAATGTTGCCATTTAGCTTGTTTTGGCAGTGAAACAATAGCGTTTCAAGGTCGCAAATTCTGCCGGCTCTGTATTCATCACGAATAAAATCCAAAACCCTATCTACACTTTCTATCCTGTATTCAATCTCATATTCCCTACAACTTTCAAAATAACTATTGGCAAGCTTTCTGTATTTTTCTCCCTCTGCGTATTTTTCTTTTGCCTTGTTTAAAAGTTCTTCCGCTTTTGTCATTCACTTTCACCCACTTTCAATAAATCCATAAACTTCTCATACTGTTTCTGCGATACCTTGTTATGCTCTTTTTCGGGCTTTAAGCGGATTGTAAGGTGTTTTTCAGCGATAGAGGATAATTCCCTCGCTAATACCTTTTTGCCTTGCTGTATGCCGTCTCTGTAGCCTTTAGAGGGCTTAAATTCATTTATCTTTTCTTTACCCTCTCCTTGACCGCCAGCTGTCTTATTATAGCGACACTGATAACCTTTCTTGGTGTACTCCAAAATCCAGTACTGCTCCCATTTATCAAGTTCGTTTTCTGGGTAATGAATAAAGTTTAGTTTCCAACCATAAGGATTATCTTTGCTATAAAATCCTCTTTTCTTAATTGATAAATCTATGTGCTGATACCCTACAAGGTGTCCACACATCCTCTGCGATAGGTGTAGTGCTTGCCCGATGTAAAAATAAGGAATATTGTTCTCGTCAACTCTGGTCAAAAAATAAATACCACTCTTATCATCAAGTTTTGGATTTATCTTTAGTAGCCTTTGCTTATTACTTTTTTCTATTGCCTTAGCTCTTGCTATGTTCTGATAATTCAAGAATTGCCACCTGCCTTTACTTCAAAAGGATTCACAAAATTATCAATAGGTTTAGTTCCCATACTAAAAGCCATTGGTTGTTCATTAATGATAGTTTCAAGTATTTCAGATAAAGCCTTATCGATATAATTTCTTTTGTGAATATCCTCAATTAGTTTATCTGCATCAATCAATCTCATACTCACACCTCTTTAATTAAATGGTAATCCCTCGTCTGCTACGCCATCTGGAATTGACATAAAGCTGTCTGAACTAGCATTACCGCCCATAATTCCATTGCTATTATTCTGCTGATTAGCACGACTTTCGCAAAATTCGTGTCTTTCAACAACACAATCATTAGTGTAGACTTTCTGTCCGTCCTTGTTAGTGTAATTACCTGTCTGCCATCTACCCTCAACGATAATCTTAGTTCCCTGATGAAGATACTTCTCTGCAAACTCTCCATTCTTGCCAAACGCGATACAGTTAATAAAGTCTGCTGCCTGTTCGCCCTCTTTCTTGAAAGCTCTGTCAACAGCTAATGTATACCTTGCTACCGCCATACTTCCACTTGCCGTCTGTGAATATCTTACTTCTGGCTCTCTAGTCAGCCTGCCACATAAAATTACACGATTCATCACTTTTCCTCACTTTCTACTAACTCAAATCTATATTTCTGTTCTGCATTAGGATATTTTTCCTTATCAACCTCATTCATAAACATTTCAAGAGGTCTGTTCCAGATATGCCCCTTATATTCATATACAACTGATATTTCTTCTGTCTCGGTATGTCTTGAAATACCGATAATAGTAACAATCTTGCCAATCTTAAAATGCTTATATTTCTCGCCTTTCTGTGGTAAAGGTCTGTCAAATTCTGTGCTGATGTTATCTGCCTTAAAATGCCTTGTGAGTAACGCAAGGTCACAGTTTGGCTTATCTTCTCCATCAAGATTAAATTCTTCCGACTGTTCGATATGTAACTGTTGCCAATTTTCGGCATATCCTACATCGCTTATATCATCATATATATCTTCGAGTGAAATATTTTCACGATTGGAAACTAGATAACCGCTAAATCTAAATATTCTTGCCATATTCTCTCCTATTCCGCTTCTGATTGAAGCCATTCCATACAACTAGTTTCTCCTTCGTATTCTTCGCCGAATGTATTCTTAAAAGTTATAAGAAACTCTGCTAACTCTTCATCCGACATATTCCTTATTTTGTCGGCATTGGTCTGTTTGCTATCACATCTGCAACAAGGCTCATTATCTCTTGAATTGCTGTTATGCTGGCAATTACAAATGTGGTTAGTTTCACAATTCTGTATGCTTGCCACTTCTGTAAAAACTGTGAGCATATCAGCAAAGTATTTCAGCATACTATCTCTATCAATGTTATGCTTATCTGCCATAGCACATACACTTGCTAATGTGTCAGTTACTATACTCTGTAAATCTTCCATTTCTTTGTCTGTGAGATTGCCCTGCTTATCGCTCATTTTCTCCACCTCTCAATTCAATATAATTTAAAAGCACCATCCCATTTTTTCCACTTTAAAAGTTTTCCACAGTAATGACATTTTTCAAAATCATTGCTTGAAGTTACATATTCTCCGCATTTAGGGCAAGTGCCACCTACGAATTTAAAATCACTTGACGGACATTGACTTAATACTTCTTCTATGTAGTTAGGTTCTTTTAATCTTGCTTCCGCCTCGCTCTTTGTAAGGAATACTGATTTGCCAAATTCTGAAGTACGCACTGATATTTCATCTAAGGTATCTTTTGGGAAGCCTTCTGAATATGCAACACAGTGGTATATTGGTGTTTCAGAATATATAGTTACTTCATAAACTTTATATTCTAATACTTGCCCTAATTCCCTGCAAAAATGCCAAATAGTATCCTTTGTTGTGCAAGACAATTTAATAAGTCTACCTTGCTCTTCTAAGTCCTCATAATCTTTGAGTTTTTGATATACTGCGTCTATTTCTTCACAGTCTGGCTCACAAGCCCTTTCCCATAATTCATCATCTATCCATGATGGATTGCTTTCTGTTAATCTCTCCATTACTGCTCCTTTCTAAAACGGACACTCATTAGGATTTTTCAAATCCCAACTTTTCCCTGCAACCGCAACATCCACATTTGCCCCATAAGCAACTTTTTTCATCTTCTCGATGAAACTATCCTTATCAGAATTTTCACTTGATAGATGACACATTATGATGTTCTGCAAGCTATCTGAATAATTTGCCTTAACAAAATTGCAAGCTGTGTCAATGGATAAGTGACCTCTGAAAACGTGGTTAGCTTTACCTGTGTTATCCCTGTCGATTAAATCCTTGTCATAATTCACACCTAAGAGGATATGATTTATGTCTTTGAATCTCCACTTGATAACCTCACAATCGGTTATGTAAAGCATTCTTCCCATTTCCTTGTGAGTAATCAGAAAGCCGAATATCGGACAAGGCGTTCCGTCTGCATTAGTATGTGTCCAATTTCCGTCTATTGTTGTTAGGTCAAATGCTCTCACAGTAAAATAAGAATTTGCTAAGAACTGGTTCATAAGCAAGGCTTCGTATGGTTTGCATACAGGAATACCCATAGTTTCAAAATCTTTTACTGACTTGCTGTGGTCAAGGTGTTTATGGGCGCATAACACACCCACAACATCTTTAATGTTCCAATCTAAGCCTTTTTTAATCTCCTTAATCGGTATTCCACAATCAAGGATAAGCGTTTCTCCACTGTTGGAAGTTAATAAATAACAATTTCCGGCTGACGATGAGCCTAAGCATTTTAATTTCATACTCACACCTCGATTTCATCATCCTGTGGAAACTGAAAGTACTCTGTTGTAGCTTTCCGGAATTGTTCCTCACTCAAAATACGCTGTACTTCTTCAAAACGCTTTGAACTGGCTGTGCAATGATAAAACACATTATTTTCATACACTTTTCTAAGCATTTTCATAGCTTTAAGTGCCTTTGCGTTCGTTGAGTATTCAGCAATTTTTACACTTGGTGCGTATGAGCTTTGGCAATATATACGTGCTACTTTTGCATCATATTTAGCACCAATAACAAATAATTGATAATCATTATATGGGACATCCATTGTTCCGTCCTGTGAAATTACTCTCATTTGAAAAACTCCTTTCTAACGTCAACTACCTTACACTTTAATTTGTAACCCCAATCATCAATCGGCGGTCTTTTGCTCGGACAGCAGATAAAATCTCTGCAAATCCTAGGTCTAATTGAATAAATCTCGCACTTTTCTTTTGACTTATCATCATTAAGAAACGGACAAGTCATATCCATTGTTGGTGTAGCTGTCGGATAATTATGCCTGTGTTCCTTAATGCGGTGCTTCTTTATGTACTTGTGGATTGTTACAATCTCATCTTCTGTCATAGGAAGTAAGTTACTACAACAATTACCGCACTGCGTACATTCTCCATTGCAAGTCAAGTCAAAAGTGCCATTATTCATATCAGCCATCATCTGCTCTAAACTTGCTGATTTCATAGGCTTACTCCTGCATAAATGGCGGTAATGTGCTATCTTCTGCCTGTTCTTCGGTTACTTCTGTAGCTGTACCCTCAATAATGTCGCTTTCTTCAAAATCAACGCTGTTTGCGTTCTGCTCAATATCGTACGCAACATCCTGTTCAAGCATTTCATCGTGGCTGATTTCCTCGTAATCATCTTCTTTACCAAAACCGCTATGAGTATTGTTGATAGCTTTGAGAAGCCTGTTCTTAACAGTTTTCATAGCCATCTGGTCTGCGAATTTCTGATGAACTCCGTTTCCGGTCTCCTTATATCCGTATCCCTGTTTCCAAGCTGTCTTTATCTGTGCCATAGTCATAACTTCCGCAATCTTCTCGCCATTTCCCATAATCGCTACCGCATAAGCACCAACAATCTTGTCATTGTCGATATTCTCAAAGCTCTGTTCGTGGCAATCAATAATTGTCTTTGCATCCTCTTTGTGGTACTTGAATACATCCCCTTTATAAATAACTGATGCGTTAATGTCTTTAAGCCCATATCTTCTAGCAACGCAAGTTGCACCATAAACAGACGGCTGACAGCTTAATTTTCCTGCGTAGGCAACCGGATAACACTGTTTCTTTCTCATTGATAATCCGTCTGTTACCATATCTATGAGGGCGTTTTCGATACTTGCCCTCGTGCAACTCTGCAATACAGGTTTTTTGTTCATATCTACTGTGTCCTGCAATATTAGCATTGCTGACATAAACTCATTTGTATAGTTGTAATCTTTAGGGAATGTTAAGCCGAATTTCTCTTTCTGCTTAATTTTAACAACCATTCCCTCTGTAAAATCTTTTGCTACAAGCTCTCTGCTTTCAGCTTCTTTCTTTTCCACAACTGCCGTATTCTCTGCCATAATTATTCCTCACTTTCTTCTTTGTATTGCTCTTTCTATCGCATTTTCACCGTTACTCTCATTTTCCCATTTTCTTAAAGTTTGCCTACTAACTTTTAGCTCCCTACTCCAATCTGATAACGTTTTAGTAGTTCCATTGTGCGTGATATAATGACTATTACGCCTATTCTTAGATTGCTCTCTAGCCGGAATCCAAGTACAATTAGATGGTTCATAGTTTCCGTTTACGTCTATTCTTTCCAAGGTTAGTGATTCTTCATAGCCATTTTCAATAGCCCAATCGTAAAATAAGCAAAAATTATTTTTCCACTCATCACACATCACTATTCCTCTACCGCCATAATAAAAATAAGCTTTGCTATTCGGGTTAAAACAGCGTTGCTTAACATCTGTGTATATGCTGTACAATCTGGTATGTGTTTTATTATGAGTAGTAAAATACTCTGCGTTTCTTTGAGTTTTTATGCAACCACAACTTCTTACATTACCACTTCTTAAACTATCGCTTGATACCACTTTTTCATTACCGCAATCGCACAAGCAATTCCAATAGCAATTCTTGTGCCCAGATTTAGAATATTTGTACTCACAAAAACCAAGAACGATAAGCTTTCCATACCTTTTTCCAGTTATATCTTTGGTTTTTATTCTTTTATTTTCGCTAATCATTTTTTATCTCCAAAATTTCCATATCTCCATCACTAACAGCTAGCATTATTACTTGTGATTTATTTTTTTTTATAATATTTGATACATTTTCTGAATCGAGTGATTCTATATCATCAACAATTAAAGGGCAATTTATGTTACATATTTTTTGAATAGATAAACATATATCTATCTTCCCCATAATTTTCTTTGCTTTATTTGATGTACAATCTAATAACGATTTGTTATCTATGGTAGGAATACAAACTGTTTTATAACCACCAGACTTTGTATAAGTGAACAACTGCCACTTAACTAACCCAAAATGGCTGTTTACTGCTTCTGTCAAGGCTTCATTCTTTGCTTTGTCTAATTCATCAAGTAAATCAAGGATTTTCTCGGCATTAGTCTTATTCTGTTCGCTATCAATCCTTGTCTTCTTTAATTCTTCAAGTCGCTGTTCATCTGCTGCCGTATCAGACTTTGCAATCTGGCTTTCGCATTCTGCTAACTGCTGCCTTAAAGCTGTTTCCTGTGCCTTTAATTCTGCCTTAACTGTTGAAATATCATTAGCCTTGTGCATAGCCTGTTCTTTTTCGACAATCTGCTGTTCAAGTGCCTTGTATTCATCTGTAGCTGATACATCAATTTCCTGTTGAAGTTCTGATAACTGCTTTTCAAGGTCTGCAACTTCTTCTTCCAACTTCTGCTGATTAGCAATATTTTCTTCGTTACATTTTTCCAGCCTTGGTATCATATCTCTTGCATTATCAACATCTGCCTTAACTTCTAATCCGTCTTTTTCAACCTTTGCCAGCCTGTCAGCCTTTGTCTTTTCAAATGAACTTCTAAGGCTTTCAATTTCTTCTGCTGGCAGTTCTCTGCGGCAAGTAGGGCAAATTGCTGTATTGTCATTGAATTTTTCTTCTTTAATCTTCTTCCAAACATCAGCAAGCCTGTTTCTTTCTCTCGCTCCGCTTTCAATGTCGTTCTGATAACCAGATATTTCAGAATTGTTCTTCTGAATAGTATTAGCTATGTTAATAAGATAATCTTTCTTTTCAGAAATCTTGTCCTCAATCTCTCTCCTAGCCTTAATATTGTCCTCATTAGCCTTGCGTAATAAGTCTCCCTGCTCAAACTTAAGATTAAGAATATCCGAACTAGCCTTGTCATATTCAGCCATCAGCTTGTCATTGTCTGTCTGCTTTGCCACACAATCAGCAATCTGTACTTTAAGACTGTTTTTCTGTAATTCAAGGTCGGATACTTCAATAGTCTGCTTAAGCTGTATATCTCTTTCCTTTTCTTTAATCTGTCCGTCAAGAATAGGCAAATCCTTTGTAATCTTGGTCTTGGTAGCCTTATTCATAGCGGATAATTCTTCAACTGTATACTTATTAAGCAAAGGAACTAACTCGGCTAATTCAGCTTTCTGTGAAGCTATATCAAGGTCTGTAACATCTCCTACAAGCCCGAATAAGTATTCTCTCATTTCAGCTGGCTTCTGATTAAGAAAAGCATTTACATTACTGCACATCTTGAATACATTCATATCGACATCAAGGTATGCGTTGAAATCCTTAAGATTCTTTCTCACATCATTAATGTAATATGAGTTGTCATCCTTATAGCCTGTCTTATCCTTGTTATAGGTACGGACTTGTACCTTCTTCATAGTTACTTCTTTTCCGTCAACATCAAGTGTAAGTTCAACACTTGTATCCATATCATCAACGGATTTTCCGTCAATTTCTCGTCTTACAACCGGATTATCCTTTAACTCATAATCGCAATTAAACAAGCACCATAAGTAAGCTGTGGCAATAGTTGACTTACCCTTGCCATTCTTAGCCATAATCTTTGTAATGGCGTAAAAATCAAATTCTGCGTGTGCATAGCACATAAAGTTTTCAAGAACTACCTTTTTAAAAACTGCTCTTTCCATAAACATATCCTTTCCTTATTTATATATTCATAATGAATACATCATCTTCTATTGAGAAGTTATCAACTGTCTTATCTGCAAGATAATGCCGTCTGTCAAGTTCATCAAATGTGCCGTCAAAGATAACGCCTTGAACTGGATGCCATACTTGGCAACGCTTTTCATTGTTTGCTGCCATACTAGCTAATTCTGAAACTGTAATATCACTATTCATCAGCATTCTCCTTTTCTTCTATAATCTCAACTCTGCCTACTGATACCTCGTAAGCTGCTCTGTTTTCAACTTCATCTTCGCTTATCTTCTTTGTATAAGGTCTTGACTGGAATCTACCTGTCATTTCTATATGTGTTCCTACTGGCAAGTGACCGACAAACTTAGCTGTTCTGCCCCAAGTTATGCAAGGTATATAGTCAGACTTGCCATATGCTCTGTTAATAGCTATGAGAACATCTGTTATTTCTCTTCCAAGTGGCGTTACCCTGTATATAGGTTCTTTGCAAATAAAACCTCTAAGAACTACATCATTATTAAAAGGTAGTTCTTCCTCGTTTTCATATATCTCTATATTTTCAGTAAAGATAAAAAGCTCTAACTTACTTTTTTCTCCTATGTGCAGGTTATGACTTCTTACCTGTCCTGTAATCATCACGCAATCGCCTACTTTAATTTCTTTCATATCAATAATTCTGTCAGATATAACAACTGGCAGCGTATCAAAAGTTCCGCTAGTTCTTCTAACTGTTATAAAAGTCTTATAAAAGTCCTCTCCGTTTGATTCGTGATTGAAAACTGGCTCTTCTGCAACTAACCCAAAAGCTGTAATATTGTTATTTCTCTCTTTCATCTTTAGTTCTCCTTCTCTTTTTCTACAAATCCAACAACCTTACCGCCGTCAATAACTGTATACATATCCTTTTTCTCGTACATATCAATGCAATTCTGTACTGTTATTACTTTCTCGTTTACCTGTTTCATATTGTTCTTTCCTTTCTTTTGCTTTAATCTTTAATGTTGTAACTACAATACATATAGTTTCTAGTATCATTCCAACAACAACACCCAACATAAACCCCTGTATCATAGCTTATATCTCTCTTTCATTATCATAGGCAGTTCGTAGCAGTCGATATAATCGTGAGTGTCTGCTATGTACTTCTTTTTCAGTCCACTCAAACCACACCCGTATTCGTGCTTTAACTGCCCTAAAATATCTCTTGTAACTATGCTCCTTAATGGCTCACAATGTTTATTTCTTCCTAAGAGGTAACTTGTTCTTCTGCCAATGTGTGCCAGGATTTCAAGTTTTTCTACCTCATTAATCTGTTCGCCTTTTTCAGAAATAATAAATATCAATCTGCTAAAACTCCTTTCTAATTAATAAGCTGAAATATCATTTGCGCAATAAATAATATTGCTGATAACATCCATAAATATTCAGCTATCTTGCTGTCTCTCTTAGCTTTCTTGTATGCTGCAATAGAGACTTCTAAATTGTTTCTTTCCGCAATCAGTTCTTCTACTGATATGCTATACTGTGGTGTTGCCTGTACTTCCTTTTCCATAAAACAATCCTCCGCTTAATCATCAGCTCTCTAAGTTTATCTGTGCATTGCAATCTTTTATTAACATCATTGTGTTAGTGCTTGGCATCCAGTTTTTAATATATTCAACTGCCTGTTCATTCTTAAGCCTTGGTGTGTTGGCTCTTGAATTAACATTGAAATAATCCTTGTAATCGTGATTAATTTCTGCAAATACTTTTCTGCTTATTTCCTTATAAGCGTTACTGTTTTTACCGCCTAAGATTTTTATTACCCTTGCTGATACTAAGTCATTAAGTACTTTCTGCTGTCCGTAATCAATGTTCATTGTATTTTCTAACTTAGACACTCTGTCTGACACATCATCTAACATACCTAGCTGTATTCTCATCATTTCCTGTGGGGATAACTTTTTCTGATAACTGCCTGTCTTTCTGATTGACGGAAGCACCTCTCCTGTAACCCAATCTGTAAATCTCTCTGCACTTTCTTTACGGCTCTGAAAGATTGTCTTGTAAAGATTAGCCTCGCTAATAAATATCATCTTCTGCATTCCGCCCTTTGTAAGGGTATCCGCAGTATGGATACCCTTTTCAGATAACCTCTGCTTAACATTTCCTACATTTGATATTTCTAATGCCTTGCATACATCAGCTAAGCAAAACATAGGTTCATCATCTTTAGTAATGATTCGGATTTCTCCAAACTCTGAATTGTTAAAAATCTGTAACTCCATAAACATTCCTTTCTAACAATGTGTGATATATTCCTTTTAAGGCACATTTGAGCAATTTTGCTCATTTCTATCTGTTGTAGCTTGTAGAACTTTATGTTTATTGATACAATAGAGAAGTGATGGTAGACATTTTCCAAAAAGGAGATTGTATGGATACTGTCATAGCATTGTGCGTATCAGTGGTCGGCTCATACTTCTGTGACGTAGACTTCTGCACCCTGTACGCTCTTATTTCTATATCAATAGAATTAAATAAATATGCTAAAGACAAAACTGCCAATCGGTAGGTAATTCACACTTGATACGAACAGGGCGCTATCCCTGCCAAAAAGAACTAATGATGTTTGAATAAAAGTTTGTAACTATTTACCGCTACCATCACTTCTCTATTGTATCAATATCAAAAATTCTAATTCTTATGTGTCTTGTGGTAACTTATGAAGTTACTTTCTTTGCAAAAAAAATCTCCATAGGATTTTCAATATTCAAATTATCAATCATAATCTGAATTTCGTTACTGCCAAAAACTCCCTTGTGCATTCGTAAATAGAAAGTCTTGGGTGTTACACCTATCATTTGTGCAACTTCTGTCTGCGTTTTTCCGTTTTCAGCAATAATCCCACGAAGCTTATTTGTATCAACCATCTTCTCATCTCCTTTCCAACTTCGTAACTTTTGAAGTTACTCTTATTATACACCGCAAAAGTAACTTGTCAAGTTATTTTTTTCTTGACTTGTAACTTTTTTGTGCTATAATCAAGTTACCGATAGGAAAGGAGGAAACACTAATGATTAAAACTGTTGGAGATAGGATTAAGGAACAAAGAGAGCTTAACAATATGTCACAAGTAGAGTTGGCTAAAAAGATGGGCGTTTCTAAACAGACATTATATAAGTATGAAAACAATGCCGTAACAAACATACCAAGTGATAAAATTCAGATTGCTGCACAGATTCTTGATATTTCTCCATCGTATTTAATGGGATGGGAAGATAATTTATCTACTGATAATGCTGATATTATTCCCGACTTAATGTCAGATAAGAAAATGTTGGATAGTGTTAAGAAGTTAATGAAACTTAATAAAGAACATCAACAAACTATATTTGACAATATAGCCTATTGGTATGAGAAAGAGGGGCATTAAATGCCCCATTTCTTTTTGAATGATATAATTAATTCATATAAAAACTTTAAAAATCTTTTATTATTACAGCTATTGACTGTTTCTATTATTATTCGCCTGTATTCCTCATTACTCATAAACCTGCACTCCCCTCTCTTGCCCTTGCACGTTTGATAGCGATACGATTATTATAGAACACACGTTCTATCGTGTCAAGTGTAGCGGCGATATTGCCAACGCCAATCAAACAATATCGCCTGCCAGAACTTGAAAATGTTTAAGGGTCTTTTCTCAAAGACAAGTTTATTATACATTTATCGTTAGTATATTTCAAATACTTTCGGTCGTGTTATTTCGACTTTATTCGACAACTAACTGGAACTTGTCGATTGCATTACCCATAACGCCTGCATATCCGTCCATTCCATTTGATGTTTCATTGTCTATCTGTTCTGGATAGAAGTTGCGGTTATTGAATACAGATACCATATACTTTGCATACTTCCAAGGCTCACCCTCTGGCGTATAGTAAATGATTTCTATTGCGTCAATCTCGTGCTTCTTGTCACCTGCATAGCCATTATCGTAATCGTCATAATTAAAGCCAGTAACATAAGGAAGCCAATCACCGCCCTTTAAGTGAACTCTGTACTTAACTGAACCTCTGCTAACCTTGATAATAAGTGCTGTGATAGCTTTATTGTCGCCTGCACCAGCCCAATCTTCTCTGTCCTCTACTTCACCCCACCAACGGTCTGTATAAGCGGCATATGTAACATATACGTGTTCATCTGTGCTATCCTCTGTGTTATCTTCTTCGCTGTTATCCTCTGTGTTATCTTCATCATTATGAAAGCCATAGAATACAGACAAGTCGCAAACTCCGTCTACTCCATCTACAACACCGCTTGATGTATACTGCCAGCCTACAAGGTTTCTAGCAACACTAGGCTTCTTATCTTCGTTAGGGTCTGTATCAAGTGTCATTTCATCATATCCAAGATAGTACCTTGCTATCCAGTAATCGCAGTTAAGAATTTCTTCGTCTGCATATGGGGCAATGTAACTGCCATACCACGCCATACCTGTATAGATACCAAACTCGTAGCCAGCTTCCTCTATTGTGTGCTTGTACGCCTTAATTATGTCGATAAGGTCTGACCCTAAATTTTGCATACAAGTATCTTCTATATCCATCCACACCTTAACTTTACGTCCGTCAAGCACCTCTAATACCCTTTTAGCCGCCGCAATAGCTTCTTCTACTGTTGGTGTGTAAACATAATTGTATACACCGCAGATATGCACACCTGCTAACTGACAGCCTTTCCAGTTGTTTTCAAGTTGCTTATCTGGGTCAAAATCACGTCTGATAACTTTAAGGATAGCGTGAGTAAGTCCTGCCGCCTTAACTCTGTTCCAGTCAACTACACCATTCCACGCTGAAAAATCTCCACATTTAATCATAATTAAAATACCTCACTTTCTACTGTTCCTGTTGCATCTGAACTAACTGTGTTATCTTCTGTGCTGTATGTTGCCTTGTAAGTGTTTTTAACACCATCAAGGAAGCTCTTAAGCTCACTGTCTAGTGCTATATCATTCGCCAAGTATGCCGCAAAATCATTGAAGCTAGCTGACATACTGACTGTGCCGCTTTCGCTGATTGTAGCTGACAGATAAGCTACCTGTTTAAGTGTTCCGTCTGAATTTTGAACAGATAATGTTCCGTTCTTCTGAATTGATGAGTTGATGTCTAACATTGTGTTTTACCTCCTAATCTTATATCCAATTTTTATTTTCGTTGTCCCAAGTGATAACAACATTATCCCCTATATATCCGCGAAGATAACGTCCATCCCAATCAAACATAATATCACCAGAAAAAGGATTTCTATTAATTACACATCCTCTTTGATAGTATGACCCATCTTCTGTTTGATGCATTATATACAATGCTGTAGTCTTTATTGAGCTGTTAACTACAGATAGAGCACAGTCACCAAAAGAACTCCAACCTTTTGAGTCTATAGAAATTTTTCCTTTTTCAATTTTCGTCCAAGCTTGCGGTTCTCCATTGATGTAAGGCTGGTAATATAATTCGATGCGGTCTCTTAACACTTCTAACTCTAATCCTGCCGAACCATACATTTTAATACCTTTACCGCTCTCAACATTGAACTGCATTTCGCCATCGTTAGTAACGTGCCACAGGGAGTTTAGTGTGCTTGGCGAAGTTCCTTGTACGGCTCCTTTCTGAACAGAAAAAATCCAATCACCAATATTTTTTGAACTTTGAATGTAAGTTCTTCTTAAGTATCCGTCTGGTGCTAAGTAATCATTCTTTAAGCTTCCATCAGTAATATCCCAATTGCCAATGCGACCCCCGGTCCCGATTATATCACTACAGGTAATTGTCCCCGTTGCACTTATAATTGTATTAGTTGATGTTAAAGTAAATGCGTTACCACTAATGTTAACGCTCTTGTTACCGCTAATATTAATAGCCCCCTTAGCCTTAAGCGTTATATCATCTGCAATTGCTTCAATTGCGGATTTAAGTTCGCCACTTTTTGGGTCTTTCTTGATATAAGCACTAAGACTTGCTGTTGTAGCGTAATTTTTAAGGCTATCTTTTGTGGCATATGCTCCTGCTACTTCTAACTTAATCGCTGAACTTTCTTTACTTATTGCTGTGCTTATAGCCGCATTCATCTGCGTTGTTGTGCTGTAGCTACTTAAGCTATCCTTTGTAGCATAAGCATTAGACACTTCAAGTTTAATGCTATTGCTTTCTGCTTTTACAGCCTGCGTTATAGCATTCTTCATAACTGTGGTTGTACTGTAGTTATCTTTTAAATTCTGCTGCACACTTAACAATGATGTAGATATACTATCTAAGTTCATTTTAAAGCTAGCGTTTTGATTAAGCATATAAGCTAATTGTGTGTTAGATACCTCTTTCCAACCCCAATTACCTTTATCATCTTTAACCCAACGCCAAGTTTTTTGAGCTGTTTCGTTGTATGCTATTGCCCCGTGATATTTTGCGTATTCATCATTGCTATAAGTCCAAGTAAGATTATCACTTGGAAATAAACCATCTGATGGATAAATAGGTATGAACCAATCAATAGCTGGGTAATTATCTTTGTTAGGTGTTTCTGTAACTGTATACACCATAAAATTATCGTTCGTTTGTTGGTATAAGTCGGATAACGTTATTTCGTAGCTATCTAGCTTCTGATTAACAGTAGAAAACTTGGTCTTAATGCTTTCGTTGTCAACATTTTCAGTCCACCATAACTTATTAGTGATAAAATCACTAGCAACTTTCATCATACCGCCCCATTGAGTATAATCTTTGCCAGCACCACTTGTTATAGCTTGCATAATGACATTAAGTGTCTGTCCCTCGTTGTCCAGATAAATTTTATTGCTCTTAAGTGTATGTGTACTATCGTTATTGATAACGTTAAATAGCGTTTCAATATCCAGCTTACTCGCATTGATATTAGCATTATCTTGAACAACATCATCACGAACAACTTTCCTTGTGACGCCTTTTTCAGTAAGTCCTAAGGCATCAAACATAAGATTGCCAGCTTTATCCCAAACGTACATATTGTAGTCTGAATTAGCGTCTTTACCTATTTGAACTCTTATTCTGTCAGTATCTTTAATGATAATTGTGTTATCTTGCCAATAAGACATTCCATTTTCGCTATGAACCTTAAATTTGGTGGTATTAAGGTCAAGTGCTGTAATCTTGCTCGCAGCTATGCTGTCAATCATAGCATCCTTAATCTGTGCATTGCCGATAACACTTACAACTGCATTAGCGAATTCTGTTGTTAAGCTTTTACCTGTCGCAGAACCAAACATTAAAGTCTTAATGTCTGCTACGTCTGCGTTTAATACACCTATCTGTGCATAATCTGCTTGCAACTTAGCGATATTAGCTTCATTAATCGTAGCTTTATTTGCCGTCAAATTAACAATATTTGCTGTAATAGTTTCAATCTTATTAGCCTTTAATTGGTCGATATACGCTTGATGTGCTTTTAAACTCTCAATATTAGCATTAGTTATATCAGCATTTTCAATAATTGCCTTGTTGATTAAGACTAAATCAGCGTAGTATCGTTCCATTTGCTTTGTTATCGGTCCAGCGGCTATATTGCTGTTTTCTGTGTCAGATTGTCCGATAGATGTAACTGTGTCCATTAAGCCGCCATCACATTCGTGTGTTATCTGCATTATAGGTACTTTGTAATCAACGCCGCCTTTATTTACAGTAATAATGTCGCCTACCTCTAATCGCCAATCACCTAAAAACTTAACTGTAAGCGGTCTAAACTGAAAGCCGCCTATCTTTTTATAAATCTCATTTAAGTTAGCTTGTGTCATAAATGGATTAGCAAAGCTAAGTCCAGTTGTACCACTGCCGCTAGTGATTGTGCTAGTTTCCTTATCACCAGACTTTGTATTGTTACAAGTCAGCTTTCTTATCGTAAAATCTTTGCTAGTGGTAAAAGTAACCCCTTGCTGATAGTATTGATGTCCGTCAAGCACATAACCGCTATCCTTGTACCACCTTAATTCAAGGTTTCCGTCAGAATTAATAGCCGCATTACAGCCTTGTAACGTAGCCATATAGCCAATCATTTCACGCATTGTATAGCCTTGTGGCTTATCTGTAATTGTATGTGTGTTTGTTATGCTAGTTGCTAACTGTATGCCTAGCTTTGTACAGATTTCCTCTAAAATAGCTTTATCCGTACTAGGATAAGTCAAAGCTGAAAAATAACCTTTTTCAGCTTTGTACATCTTGTCATAAGCTGTGTACTTAGTGTATTCGCCGTTACTTTCTTCTTTAGTTACAGTAAATATGCCTATCTGTACATACTCAATGCCGCTATCGCCCTTAACACCCTCAAAAATGGTTATATCCTTATTTTCAAGCGTGATTTCTGGATTATAAATAGAAAAGGTAACACTACTACTGCAAGTATTACCTATCGAAATGCTATTGTTTGGATTGATTATATTGCTGTACTTAAATTCATTAAGTGTCTGATTGTATTCTTTTCCGTCAACTAAATATTTGCTGTAATATCTTGCATACAGTAAGTTGAAATCCGCACCCCAATTAATATTTTTCATTTATTGGATTGCTCCTTTCTGAATGATTAATCGTTAATCATAAAGCCAAGTGCGATAATGTTAGCTGGCTCAATGGCTTCGCAACTATCAAATGCACTTATATCAACTTTTGTGTATTCAGATACTTCTATTTCCTGTTCTCCTAGTTCTTCAAGTTCTGATTTTATCTTATCGTTGTTATCTTTATTTTCCTCGCGTATCTTTTCTATCGTTTCCACGACTGCCTTAAAGTGTGGCTCTAACATCTTAATGTTAGACATAATGGCAACTGCTAATCTGCCACCCATTTTAAGCTGTGCTACACTTGCAAGTGCTTCATAATGTGCTAAAACTTCATTTCCTGTTATTTTCATAGTTAATCTCCTTATTTCTGAATTAAACTTAGTTTCGCTCCGACTATTAATCCGTCCTCATTCTTTGCTCTTGTGAGATACGGATATGTCACATCTCCTGTGTATATTGTCATTTCCTTTTGTGTGCCACCTAAGAATAAGACTTGTGCTGTTGGGAATGGGTTATTTTCATCACTAACCACATTGTCAAGCAACAACGCCTGTTCACCTGTTAATGGCGGTAATTGCAGTTCTACTTTGTCTTTAATAGCCACGATTGTGCCTACCATTTCTCCATAGTCATTTCTTCCTGTGTTCTTAGACCATATCTTATTTCTGCTGTATGTGTAGCCGTTATATGCTACTGGGAATGTTACTCCCTCGATAATTACAGCACTTATCATTCAATCGCCTCTTTTCTATATATTTACTCCATTAAGCCCAGACAGGCTTAATCATATGGAAGATGGGATTAAGAGTAATAATGATATGATAAGCGAGCTGAACAACAATTTATACAATACTTATAAAATAATGATTCCCACAGGACGAAAATTAAGAGTTTACATTAAAACTAACATCGCTGGTCAATATGCATTTGCTGGAATTATATTTGTACAAGGTTCGTCAGGGGCAGCGGCATCAAATGCTTCTGTTCAAGGTTATGGTGATGGAAGTTCAGCACGATACCACATCACTCAAATATTGCAATCAAATAGCATTAAATACACTTATGGACAAGATGGCAATAGAGATTTTTTTGTAGAAAATTTACTTCCTGCAGCAACTGTAGAATTTTGTTTTTACGAATTTTTAAAAACTTCAATTATTGAACTTACATTAGTGTAATTCTAACTATTAAGATATTTTAATTGCCATTCATAATTGTTACACCAAATCGAAATCACTGTATTGGAAGCAATGTTAATAAACAAAAATCTTGCATAGTTAGGGTTATTTGTTTTTTGATATGTGTATCCGAGGTACATTGCGTAGCCAGAATTAGCCGCAAGAATGCAAGCTGGCTTTAGGGGCTCAATGTTCGCACAAATCAATTTACAATTTTCAATTGCATTTTCAATTTTTCCCGTGGGATTCGGCACTTGAATTTGCAGTCTTACATTATTTAAGGTGTCATTAATAGCATATAAATTGCTGTTTAGTACATTTATCAGGCTATTTTTATAAACTCCATCTGCACCCCAATTTCTGCTACATCACAATATCCCATAGTTGTTTCTATTTTTTCGTGTCCCATAAGTTTTTGTAAATTCTGCAAGGACATTCCCCTTCTTAAAGCTCTTGTTGCAAATGTCCTTCTAAATCTATGTGGGTGCACTTTATTTACGCCAGCTCTTTCACCCAGCTTAGCAAATAACACTTCTATATTGTGCTTTGTCATTCCATAATGGTTACGATTTAAAAATATAGATGTACTTGTTTCTTCTTTCCTATTATCTAAATATAATCTTAAATAGTACATACTCCTGTCTGATATATATACCACTCTCTCTTTATCACCTTTTCCATATACAACAGCTTCTTTTTTATTAAAATCTATATCTTGTATATGTAATCTTGCCACTTCTGTTACTCTACATCCTGTAGATAATAAAAATTCCATTAGAGCCTTTTCTTTTATATTCTGCGTATAATTTCTTAATTGCTCTAACTCTATATCTGAAAAAGATTTCTTAACCCTTTTATCTATTTTGATTTTCTTTATACGAAGCATTGGATTTCTGTCTATATATTCCTCTGCTGTAAGCCAACTAAAAAAAGCAGAGATTGCACGCCTTTGATTATCCAAAGTAGTTTTCTCCACCCTTCTATCTGCCATATATTTTGCCAAATAATATCTTATATCTCCTGTATTTATTTGTTTAATAGGTTTACCTATTACTTTCAAAAAAATATTAATTATTCTATAATACTGGTCTATTGTAAGTTCACTCTTTCCTTCTAATCTCAGAGAAGCCACATAATTTTTTATAATTCTATTATTAGAATCATCATATACAACTATATCCGTACTTTTGCCTTCAACCTTATATTTATAAAGGACCATCGTAAAGGCAACTTCTAATCTATTCGCTGTATCCTCACCTAATATCTTGGCCACTGCCATAAGCAAATCTTTTCTTAACTGTTCTTCCATAAAAATGTACCTCCAATAATATTTTCTTAATATATATCGGATGAAATATACTAAGTACACTAAACAGCAATATAACAACAACGTGCAAAAATGCTATCATAACATACGCACCTGCTTTAGCACTGGTAAATATAATGCCAGTTAAACTAACAAATACTGTAGCAATTAGAAGTTGGACAACAGTCGCAACTCTGCCTGAGGAATATAGACCGAGTAAAGTTATAAAATTTCCTGTTACAGTATATAATCCGGCAGGGCTTGTGGCATATGGACAATTAACACCAGCTGGTGCATTACAAATTTATAGCGATACTGAAATTAAGGTAAATCAAGGACAAACATATTATAATTTTACTTATTTTATTTAAGTATCAAGTAAAGTAAATTCAAACCCATTTTTATTGAATTCATAGAATGCGAAATTAACAATATTAGGACAGTTATTAGTAACGAAAAAATCCATATCGCCCTCTTTTCCATATTCCCATAAAATATATGACGAACTTAAGATTGGCGTTATGTGGTAGCGTGCAGAACTTCCAGTGCCATAGCCTTGTACAATAGCACAAGCCGCCGCAGCACTTAGTGTTCCTTGTGCAAATGCAATTCCCCAAAAAATACTGTTTCCAGCAGCTTTTGTTGAATGCACTCTCAATCTTTTTCCTGTAGGAATATTAGTTATATGTTTATTAAAGATATTGCTGTTTAGCTCACTTATCATACTATTGTTATTCTTAATCCCATCTTCCATATGATTAAGCCTGTCTGGGCTTAATGGAGTGCCGCCGCTAGTGCCAGCTTTCCACGCTTGCTTTATGTATTGTATAAAATTCATAGTAAAACCTCACTTTCCAAGCACATAAAAAGGACACCTCATAATTAAGTGAAATGTCCTTGTCATTTTGCTATTTATTTGTTATTATTGACGTGAGCAACTTATATGTACTCATACGTGCTAATCAGAACAGGTCTATTCAACTTGTTCTGTTTTTTATTTATCTATTTTGCAATTATTAAGTATTAAAAACTGTCCTTTTTGAACTGTGCAATACGTCTGATTGTCAAAGTTATCATTGCTTACAATGTGGCTTTGCCTTAAATCATCATAGATACAATAATATCCTCTTGATGATGTGGCTATCAGTTTATATTCTCCTGGTTCTATGTCAATTCCAACCTCTAACATACAATTATCAAGAGTAGTTTTGGTTGTGTAATACTGTCTGAATTCTAAAAGAGGTATCGCATTGCACTTGTTTAGTTCAAGATATTCTCCATCTTCTACACTTATCAACATATTGCCTTTGAAATTTTCATTAAACTTTATTTTGGTTTTATTGCTGTCTGCATATACGCCAAAATAAGCCGAACCTTTGCTTGTTAATGATTGCAAATAGTAATCACCGTTTGGAATATCTTTACCTACTTTGTAAGTGCCTGCCTTATATTTTGTCAGCTTATCATATGTATCTTGTGTTGTCTTTTGTATTGTAGCCGCCGTGGTCTTTTCAGTAGCTTTTTGTGTTGTAGTTGCAGGCTGTGTATTTGCTATTGTTTTATTATCGCTTTCAGTTATATTATTAATAATAAATAACGCTGTAACAAATACTATTCCTGCCAATACTGCAACCACTATCTCCTGTGGCTTCTTTTTGTTATCTTTTTCATTCATCTTGGTACATTCCTTTTATTAAAAATCTAATGTAATTAAAATTATATATTACCAAAAAATCAGCCCACATCTGTTACACACAAACCTATGTTGTGAATAAGTTCCGCCCTGTTGCTTAATCTTCTCTTTCTTATTAACCAGCGTAAACGGTCTAAACGGATTCAAATTAACGGTATATCTTGTCTTAGTTTTCTGTGGTACAGTTGTTGTAATCTGTGTGTGAGAGCAGTCCCAACTGCTACATCTTGGACAATATACTTCAACTAAGCCGTTTTCTGTCGCTCTGTACACTCCTTTAAAGTTAGGATTTAGTGGGCGTTGAATTTGTGGTTGCTGTTTTTTCTTTATTCCTAATACTTCCAGCATTTTATATAAGCCTTTTTTTAACATATACATTCCCCCTTATCTTTAGTACTTTAAATATATTCTTTTATTATTTATTTGTCAATTAATAAGGGAATGCTGCTTGCCCTGTCATATTAGTGTAGTTATTAGCTTTATCCTGTACCATTGTAAACAATTTATCAGCGTCACCTTGTAGTGTTATATTAACGTTGTTGTTGGCTTCTGACATAGCCGCTACAACCGCATTGTATACTGCTGGATAAACTGCATTAGCAATACCTGTTGTAATTTCTTGTTGATTGGCTACTGCTGTTCTTCCGTCCATAGTACCAACCATTTCGGGTGCTACTTCATTAGCAACGAATAACTGTCCTTTGTTTGGAAAGCCGCCATTTGCATACCAATCAACACTTATCTTGGGCACTTGAGGTGGCACAAGACTAAATTCGCCATCAATATCGAAATGTGGCGTTTTTATATGTGGAAAGCTAAGTCCTAAGTTGTCCCACCAATCTTTGAAATTATACCACATATCTCTTACTTTATAAAAAAAGTTCTCAACGGCTACTGAAATTTCACTAAGGGATGGTTTGCTATCCCACCAATTAACTACATTATTCCACTTATCTTGTATGCCTACTCTTATTCCATCTGCCATATCACGCCATCTATCTGCCGTAAAGTAAGGTGCTACGTGATTATTCCACCAATTGTAAATTCCGGTTGTGCTCCACCAAGAAGAAAAATCAGACCATTTATCTTGTAGACTTGACTTGAAATTATCACCCAAGTTGTTCCATTTATCTTTAGCAAACCAAGGCGTAACATCATTATTCCACCAATTTACGATTGCTGTATTATTCCACCAATCTGTAATTTCATTCCATTTTTCTTGTGCAGCTATTTTTATATTTTCTATGCCATCTTTTGCTTTTTTTACATATTTACTATCATCTATGCTTGCTGAAAATTCCGTAATAAATTTAAGTGTAAGAATTCCGCCCGGAATAACCAAAGAAGCCAAAATTCCTGCAATTCCCCATTTGTCGTATATCTCCTGGTAAGCACCCCATATTAATTTTATTGCTGATACTCCTAAGTCAATTGCTAGGTCCAAAATTTTTACAGTTATTTTTCCCAAATCTATACCTTCAATAAACTTTATTATATTTCTTCCTAATTGTTCCCAATCAACAGAACTAACAAATCCATCTGCAAAATCCAAAACATTGCAAATAGCTTCTGTAATTGCTTCTCCTGTTTTTTTCCAAGGAAAAGCATTTATCCCTTTGTTTATTTGTTTGCCTGCGTAAGTACCTATTCCGTACCAGTCGCCTTTTTTTATAGCTTCCTCTATTCTGTCAGCCCAGGCAACTGCCGAATTCTCCATATTAGCAAACGCCTTATTCCACGCCGCTTCATATTCTGCCGCCGCCTTAGCAATATCGTCTGTCAAATCAATAGTGCTACCGCCGCCGCCACCGCTTGAACCCTTGCTTGAGCTTGTATCGTCCTGCAATTTATTAATTTCATCAAATCCCATAAGGGATAATGTAGCTTTCTTAGCTGAATCAGCTACATCTTGGTAGCCGTTTGAAATATCTTCTAAGCCATCTGATGTGTCTTTATAGCCACTTTGTCCGAAGCTTTCAAAGTCAATCTTAACGCCCATTAAAGAAGCAAGATTGACTAATAATCTTTTGATTACAATAGTTACTCCGTTTACTACTGGCATAACCTTTGAAAGAATTGGGATAAATAGCTGTCCTGCTACCATTCCTACCTCTTTCATATTGTTACTGAACTGGCGTAACATATTTGATGGGCTGTTAATAGTGTTGGCTAAATCGCCCCACGATACTTTTGATTGGTCTAGTATAGCTAACACTCTTAACTGCTGTTTTTCCATCTGTGTCATTTCAGACACTGACTTAGAAATGCCTAAGTTGTAAGCATACGTCGCTAATGTAGCATTGGTAATATCAATACCATATTTATACAATGCCCTTGACTGCCCGATTAAGCCGCTTTGTAAGTTCTGTGCTACTGTTGAATAGTCCACATTAAAAAGTGAGCTTATATCGCCCGCAAGCATTGTCATTGACTTTGTTATTGCTGTTGTTGCTTCACCCGTCTGTCCTAGTGAGTTAGTGACAGAGGCTAACTGTGAAGCGTACTGTGTTATCTCTTGTATGTTAAGTCCTAAGTTCTTTGTTCCACTTTCTTCAAGCAATCCGCCTTGAACATTAACTTTTAAACCAGATAGCTTTCCAAGAGTATCATTTACTCTGCTTTGAAAACTTTCTGCGTATGCTGTTGCGTTATCATATCCGTACTTTTCGTAATCTTTATCCCACTCTGAACCAATCTTGCCAAACGCTACCGCTTGATAGTTGAATGCTTCAATGTAATCTGTTGTTGACTTAATTGCTTCTATAAGTTTCTTACTGCCACGAATTACCATAAAATAAGTGGCATAAAACTTACCTATCGCACTTGCTAATTTCCAACTGCTTCTAGTTGCTGTCCTAGCACTTGTAGACACGCCATACAGTGACTTTTGAAGCGAGTTTGAAGAAGTACCCACCTTGCTACCTTGACTAGCAAGATTAGCCAATGCGTTAGTCATTTGAATAACGTTCTGACTTACTGTTGGTGCTCTTGATAGCGTTGTCATTAAGCCATTTAAAGCATTACCTAGCTTTGGAATGTTTACAACGGCATTTTCAATACTTTTACTGCCTAGCTTACCAAGTGACTTTGCAAATTCTGTGACCTGTGTTGCATTTTGCGGAATAGCTGATATGCTTGCAACTGCCTTTGTGACAGCTTGAAGTGATGTAGCTGTGTTAGTTAGTGCAACTGAATCAACAGAACCTATCTTTGTGATGTTCTTAGCAAGTCTTGTAAAATCTGCTGTTCCTGCGTTCATATTCTGCATAGCAGAACCTAACTGACTAACACCACTCGCAAGACCGCTTAGTGATGAACCATTCACAGTTGCAAGTGATGTTGACAGCCTTGTAAGCTGATTTATCAGTTTATCAACAGAATTGATAGCTTTAGTGGCAGTACCGGTAATTTTGACTTCTAAACTGTTTAATTCCACGCTTTATACCTCCGGCTTATCATTTTTAGGGTGCGTTAAATCCCAGTTTGCTTTTCGTATTTTCATATTCAAAACAAACTCTTCTCTCTTTCTTTGTATTTCATCTTCACTGTTCTCTTTTTTGTTAATATCTCTATAAATAGGCTTGTCTGGGTATTCAAGCTCGCCTTTGCCCCAAGCACCACTTCTAACACCTATCTTGATTGCTGGGAGTATGTAACTACCTATCGCAAGCCATATATCTGAATCCATTCGTTGTCTTTCAAGTTTCTTACCCTCTACAACAGCCCATAGCTTTTTAGGTGTCATTTTAAGAAAGTCTGAATAACTAACGCCTAGTGAACTGGCTAAAACAAAGTATTCTTCCCAGATTATTTTGTGGAAGTCTGCTTTTTCTTGTGGTCTTGTGGTACTACCGTCGGCTTCTTCTGCTCCTGTGCCGCTTCTTCCACATTGTTCGCCATTTCCTCTAACATCGTTGTTATCCCCGACAGCTCGAAAAAACCATCATCTTCCATCGCTTTCTTGATTTCTTCAAACAATGTTCTATATCCGTAACTCTTATCTGTCTTTCTTTTCTCTGTAATATATGCCCTAGTGAGTTCCTTTGCTTCATTCATAGTTACTGGGTTATTGTCGATACAGCCTGCATAAATGGCTAAAATGCAAATCTCTGGCACATCTGCTGTCATATTTGCTAATCCATCAAAAGAAGCCTGTGCAACACTTTTATCCGTTTGTGCAAGTAAGTAAGAACCATTAACAACAGAAAACATTTTCTGCACTATCTCTTTGCACTCTGCCGCACCAAAAGAGAACTCAACTTTGTATTCTTTTCCGTTTACATTAATATTCATCATAATTTTTACCCTTTCCCACCCTATCGTCCATATAGGGAAAGGTGCGGATTTTACACCGCACCTACCTTTTGAAATAATTATTCTGTTACATCATCGAGATATGATGTATAGTCGGCTGTTTTGGCGTTTGTGCCACCAATCGACACAGCCTTTGATTTAGTCGATTGGCTTATCATTCCCCCGATGTTGGGGTTACTGCTGTATCTGTTCCTACCATATCCTCAATAATAAGGTTGATAGCCATTGTAAGAAGTGAATTTTGCTCCTTGCCCGTAATTGGTAACTTTGAAGGCGGCTGTGCAACAAAGAACTCCGCATCTGATATACCCGGAGTAATCTCTTGAAACCACATTCTCTTTCCATCAGTTAAAGCCTTATATTCTGTAATAAGGTCTTTCCACTCTTTGATTGTAGCTTCCGTCTTATTAACTGTTACCGCAACTGTATCTGTAACTGTATCTCTACCTGCAATGTTTCTTGTCTGTAAATCTTCAAGTGCTGATGCATCTATAGCCTCTGGGGTTACTGTAATCTCATCAATAGAATTGATTCTATGAAGAAGTTTAAACGCTGTTGGTTTAGTACCTGCTGTAGTTTCAACACCATAACTAAACGTGATTCCCAGTGCGCTTAATCCTGCTACTGTATCTGCCATATCTTCTTACCTCCTAAAAATTTGCAAAAAAATAAGAGCATTTCTGCTCTTTGTTACATTAATCTGTCATTTGCCGCTATCATTCTTCTAAATCTAGCGGTACTCTTATGTACTTTATTACTGATTGAGAACTCTGGCATTGATGTGCCTTGAAATCTCATTGTCTTAAATGTATCTGTAATTACTGCCATAACTTTGCGACAGTCAGACTTGCTTGTGTTAGTGGTAACATCTACTTGAAATGTTGCTAACAATGCGTTAATTGTCTGTCCGTCAAGCGTTTGCCCTTGTTCAACTGCCGGTAGTAAATGAATGTATACTGTTGGGAATACTGCTTGACCGCTGTTTTCCCCCTCGTTAGTTATGACTATCTTTGGATATGTCTTTTTAAGCTGTGTTAGGGTTTTAGCCTTGACAAGTGCTGTGACTGTGTTTTCAAGGTCTATCGCCCAATCGTTTGCATTTGCCATTAACCAAACACTCTCCTTGCTACCTCAACATATTTCTGTATGATTTCCATATCAGCCTTATAAACAGGCATTTGTGCTTCTACGCCGTGCGTAAGAACTAAGGTTCCGTCATCGTCATAGTAACCCCACACTTTTTGTACGCCGTGATGTTCGCCGTATGAGCCTATAACCATACCATTAACAACACCTTTGTCGTGTGGACTACTTCCAGCCGCTCCATTGTAGAATACACCAGCTCCGAACTCTATAAACATAAGTTCTTTGCCCTCTACAATTAATTTTGCTTCGGCATATTCTCCAACAGATTTTATCTCAACATAACTGTGATGGCTTGTATCTGAACCGCTACGAACACCTTTCTCATCATATGTATAACTTGCTTTTGCCATATTTTCATCTATAACAGGTATTCCAACTTCTGCAAGTTCTTTGACAAGCTGTGAAGTTTTTTTGATAAGCCAGTTCTTATACTGTTGTAGCTGCCTGATAGCTTCATTTACGGACTTTTCAGACAATGATATATTAATTGTATGTCTTGCCATAATGCACCTACTTTACAACTGCTTTAAGCATATACTTAGTTGAATATAATGCTGGCTTAATGCCTACAATCGTGAAGTCTGCTGATGTTTCATCAACAAGTCCATCAGATGTGTATGTAGGCTTGCTATCAAGCCAGATAAGGTCGCCTTTTTTCAAAGGGTACATTCCTTTGTCTGTTAGTAAAACCGCGTCAAAATCAGCGGTATCAAAGCCGTATTCCTTACTTTGTGCTTCTCCACCGCTGAAAGCTATGTTTGCTTTGAAATCAGCTGGCTCTGAAAAGCCTGTTTTCTCTTCAAGAACTTTAGGTATCTTATTCCCCTCATCATCAAGATAAGGAATGAAGTTGCCATCTGTGTCGGTATATCCCTCATATAGAATATTGCCGTCTTCATCTCTTTCATAGATGGTTACTGTCTGTCCTTGAAGTGAATACTTCATAGCCTGCTTATTAATGTCAAGCATTGTTCTTTACCTGCTTATAAATCTGATTAATGCCTGTGCTTGATAATCCGGACACAATTCCTACTGCGATTGCATTAAGAATGTCATTTGCCGGAAAGTCCGGTATTACATACATACCTACAACGCCTAAGATACCGCCTGCAACGCCTACGATTATAGGAATGTAATTATCCTTAATGTGTGGGATTGCCTTAGCTCCTAAGCCTATCAGATATGTAATTACAACGATTGCGACTACTGTTGATACTGATGTTATATCCATTCTGCTATACCTCCTTATCTTCATTAAGTCGTGCTTCCAATCCGTCTATTCGGTGGTGTGCCGACTTTACACTTTCCTCAACCTTAATAATCCTGTTATCGTGAGAATTAAGTTCTTTTCTCATTTCTGTAACTTCATTCTTTATCTCTGTTGTATTGCTTGATATTGTGTCAAGTTTCATATTTATGCGTGTATTTTCTTTTACACGCTCTGTAAGTTCTGCATTGTCAGACTTTTTGTTGTTCTTAAGATTAAATCCCAACGTAAACAGTCCGAAAAAGACGGAAAAAGCAACTGAAATAATGCTTATAATTACTGCTATTGGCATTGATATACCGCCTTTCATAATTAATAATGGCACACCGCCCACCACCCTTAATGTGTGCCGCCTGCTACCATATTGCCAACATCAGCAAAATGGTAACGCACAATCTTCTTTAATATTCTGTAATGCCCTATAGGCGTTATAATACTTTGGCAAATGGAAATACCCCGACAAATAAGCTGTCTCTATCTCTCCAAGTTCTGTTGACACCACCCTCGCTTAAGGCAGACATAAAGTTTTCACCTGCCTGTGAATGGTCATAGACAGCCAGATTAATAATAACACTCTCAAATTTCTTCAAGTCCTCGGTTATCATTTCATCTGTGTAGCTGTCGGGATAACGCCTTTTTGCCTTTACATCTTCTGTAGCCTGTTTAATAAGCTGTTCGATTATTAGGTTATCTTCCTTGTTGTCGAACACTACCACATCAGATGTTGTTTCATCATCATTTGTGACTGTATCAATATGAAATTGTTTAAGTCTGATTTTAACTTGCTCTAATGTGGTGTATTCCATAATTTCAGCTCCTATAATCCTAACTTTTCAATTAACAGTTCTTTAAGTTCTGCCCCTGTAAGCTCCATTGCGTTTTCAACACCTTGTTCTAAGGCAAGTGTCTGTAAGTCCGCTGTTGGCATACGCTTAATAGCTGTCTTTGTGTAATCGCTTGTAGGTTGAGCAGGGAACTTGTCCTGCTCTTCCTCATATTTAAGCTCATCCCCATAAACTGCTTCCTGTCTTACATTATCTGCTGTTACTTCTTCGCTCTGCTTTGCGGCGTTGATTTTATGTCGTCTTAATAACATATAAACACCTCTTACTTTCCGAACTTAGCAAGAACAACCTTTGAATCGTTGCTTAAGACTGCTGTATAGTGTTCATCGCCAGAGATAACAGTTGTCTTTGCAAGAATATCTCTGTCCGATTCAATCTCAACGCTTCTCTTCATATAGATTGTAAGTGCGTTCTCTTCCTCTGATACGCCATCTGCACTTGTGTCCTCGTTAGGGTCTTCTGCTGATACAATAACAATAGGACAAGCGTAGAACTCTGTTGTAACAGCCTTTAACTTGCTACCTACCTTGATTTCCTTGTCCTTTGGCTTAAGCGTATGTGCAAGTGCTGTGTCAAGATGAACATTCGTTGCATCCTCGCTTGTTGTATCAGCTACAACATTGATTGTTCCTGTTGAATCATCAAGCTCATACTTAACTAACTTAACTTTCTTTGACTTAACAACCTGCGCTCCCGCAATAGAACCGATAGTTCCATTCATAATTACATTAAGTGGGTACTTGTCATTGCTCTTGAAATCATCGTCATTAAGTAATGTGGCTTCCTGCGCCGGATTGATGAACAATATCTTTGTAAGTGATGAATCAGATTCATCATCAAATTTGCTATTAGCTGCTACAACTGCTGAATAGCTGATAGGTGCTGCTGTTCCATCGTGATCAATAGGTGCTGTGCAAAGTGCGTCATAGCTGTCATTATCAACCTTTGCAGCGATTGACATAGCAATCTGATTGATAGCTGTACCAAGTGGGTCGCCATAACCAGATAACACTGATTCGTCTGTAAGTTCTACTGCCTTACCTGCTTTCTTAACCTTTGCTTCTGTTGTAGATGTTGTAAGTACTGTTGTACCCATAGCAACACCTTCTGCTACATCCTGTGCATCACCTATATAAGCGTATTTTGGGACAACAATAGTGCTTCCCGGTCTGCCTACAAGTGTTGTATCAACTCTTGCAATAGGCGAAAACTTAATCTTCTTTGGTAACTTAGCTGATACCATATCAGCCATTACCTGTGGGTCTACTAAATTTGCTAACTTAGTCTGTGGCATAGTTTGTTTACCTCCGTTTTCTACTCTGTGAACTTCTTATAAAGTTCTGGATTCTTATTTTTGAATTCTACTCTTTCGTGGTAATTCATCTTGTTAAACTGTTCCTGTGTTATCGTGCTTTCTTCTCCACCGCCCGCATTAATAGCTGGTCTTGATTTAAGCCACTCTGCCTTAGCTTCTTTAACCTGTCTTTGCACTTCATTAGCAATTACAGTTGCTATAAGGTTATGGTCTGCGTCTGCAACTGCCTCAATCAAAGAATCAATATCCTTTCCATCGCCTATAACTTTCTGATAAGCATTGACAGCTTTCATATGATTAAGCTCTTTACTCATGTTCTCGAACTTTTCGGCCTGCAACTTTTCAGCTTCCGCCTTTGCTTCCGCTTCCTGTTCTTCTGCTGTCTGCTTCGAGCGAAGTTCTTTCTTGTACTTAGCTGCTTCTGAACTGGCTTTATCAGAAGCATTCTTATACTTCTCTTTTTCAGCTCTTTCACTAGCAAGCTGTGCCATAAGTTCTTCTACGCTAGGTGTCTGTTCTTCATTCTGTGGCTCATTGTTAGTTGTTGGTTCTGTTGTTGTGTTAGTTACATCTGCCATAATTTCTTTACCTCTGCTTTCTGCGTTTTTTGTTGTTCTCTCAACTTCTTGCGATATTTGTATTGCCCTTTCTCTAGGGCATATAAAAAGCCACAAGGCATTTCTACCCTGTGGCTCAATATCAATTTATTTATCTGTTCTGCTCTTATCTATAACCGGACTATTTTCTGTCTGGTCTGATAAGTCTTGCATTGTGCGATCTTTATTAGGTGGCTGTTCTCCATCCCCACCCTCTGCTTGGTTCTGTGTATCTTTGTTAATTATGCTGTCTTGATATGCCTTAACCATTTCTCCGCTTCTCGCTACAACATCGTTAGGGTCATCAAAGAATGGAATTGCATCAACTGTATCTTTAAGACTAAATCCGTGGCTTATCAATGTCGCCATAGCGTTAACCTTAGTTGACATTTCATAAGTTTTTTGCCGCTTAATGTTAGGTTTTACATCTCTTGCCCTTAATTTAAGTAATGGGTTGCTGCTGTTAACATTGTTTGACAACTTAATAGCCGCAAGAACAACTTTTATCTCTTCCATTTTGCAGCCATCTGTAATTAATTGCTGTTTTGCCGCCGCTGTTTCAGCCTGTGACCAGCCTGTTGCATCTGACATTGCAACTCCTGTACTGCCGCCGCTATTATTATTTCGCTGTGGCACATTACATTTCTGCAAGATTGTCTGTCGCCTTGATTGGATATTGTTAAGCATACCTGTGTAATCGTAATTAATTGCAAGTGGCTCAACTATTGGAGTTTTGCCATCTGCTGATGTATAGGTCTGCATCCATTCTCCAGATTTTGGCTTTCTTACTTTTTCAGTGATATGTGGTGTTCCATCTTTATCAACTGTCGTTTCCTGTTCAACCGGGAAATCAACATCATTTGTGTGCCATACTGCTTGTGTATTCTGTTCAACATCATTTGTAAAATCTGAAATGAGTAGGTTTAAGTTATCCATTTCAGATATTTGCCGTTCAAAACAGCCCATTCTATCAAATGACCTTGTGTATTCAATGATAGGAATTTTATGCAGTGGATTTTCTTCTCCACTTCTCTCTAAAAATCCCCATTTTGTTTTTCCTTTTTCTGGTCCGTTAGTGATTTTTATTCCATCTGTAACTTCATAGCGAATATCTTTTGTAAAACAGGTGTAATATCTTGTACCGCTATGTTTGTCTTTGATATAAGTACCTGCAAGAATAACCCTCTTATCGCTATAAGCTGTTGACTTTACAACAAATGTTGTTCTTGGGTCTAATACATCATATGTAAAATAGCTTTCCCCATCCTCATATTCCGTATTCACATCAATAAGGACATATCCAACGCCACCGATTTCAACATATCTTGCAAGTTCCTGTTGCTTCTGTCTTGCGTTCTGCGATTCGTAGCAACTGTTTAATTCTGCTATAGCTTTTGTAAGGTTAGAATCCTCATTGTCGCCATTTTGAACTAACGTTATAGGATTTCCCCACTTAAAACCTAAATTGAACTCCGTGACTTCATTAGCCACATTATCGCAACACTCACAGTCAATGTCTGGTCTGTAAGTCTTTGGATTCTTCCTAACTATTGGCTGTATTCCTGCGTCATAATCAAGAAGAAACTGTATTCTGTTGGAATTAATATCATGTTCCAAAATTGCTTCACGCAAAATTGGTATTATATTGTCAGGTGTTATTTCTTTTGCGCCTGTATAAATAGCAATTCTTCCTGTTTGCATTATCTACACCTCTAATAAAATGTCATACCGCTTGAACTTCTGCTGTCCGGTATTTCTTTAATTTGAAAATTATCATCATCGTTAGGCACATACCAAATCCACTTGTGGCAGTGCCTACAAGCCAGCTTATGTGTTCGTGGGTCTTTGCTGTCTGCCTTGGTTAAAAACTTATGGCAGTTCGGACACATAATTGACTTGTCTTTGTTTGTATAAAAAATCATATTTCTACCTCGTTGCATAACAAAAAACACCGCTACAATTAAGTAACGGTGCTTTCCGATAAAGGATTGTAATATTTGATGAAAAACAGTTCTGTAATTTCTTACAGGTATACTATACCACGCCGGCAATGTGACATTCTATGACATCTTTTATAAATATTCATTTCCATATTTATTTTCAAAGGCTTGTAATGCTTTAGCGTGTATTCTATGTACCTGTCGCCAACACCAGTCTGTTTCATTTGCAATTTTTTCAAATGTAAACTTTCTAACATATCTTAGAAACAATACTGTGTAATAATCTTCGTTGTTTATCTGCTCTATCTGCTCTATTATTTTGTTCTTTACATCAATGTATTTATCTATAAGCTTGTTAAGACTTTCTTCCATTTGTTCAAGTCTGACATATCCACAGCCTGTTTTGTCTGGATCTGATGATGACATAACTCTTTCTTCATTAACAACCGCTGAAATGCTGTATGATAATTCTTTATACTGTGTTATTTCTATCAACTTATTATCAATTATCTTGTTGTAATAGCTTATCTGGTTAAGATAGTCCTTAGTTGTCATATAAACCCTCCTCTTATATCGGACTTGACATAATTACTGTCTTTTTTACTCTATTTCCTCTTTTCATTCTTAATGCAAAATTTGAAAAAACATCCGGTACATCATCGTGCAAATTTTTACCAGATACTGAATATTTCAATAACCAACTCATCATCTCTGCATAATCGCTCTTAGGTTCATATAGGCTTCTGTCTTTGAACACAATATGTTGCAATACCCAGCTAGAGCACTGAAATATTCTTGCTTCTTTGTTTGTTTCGGTTGCAGTGTCTGATATATTGCATAACCAGCCTTTTTCTTCTACTCGTTTTCTGACTTCATTTGCAACCCTATCTCCGCCTTGATTGGCTTCAAAATCGCAATCTTGCATTTCATTATCGACAATTAAATTTGCTGAATTTTCATATTGTTTTTCGTAATCTGCCGAATTGTTGCATATAGTATCAGTGCAGTAATACGTTCCCTCATATCCTTCAAATTCAACCAGGCAAGGAAACACATAAAAATCAGTACCAGAGGATTTTGTGTCACATTGTCCAGTAATTCTTTTAATTCGTGTTTTAGGAAGTTCTTTGTATCTCATTATTTTGTTTTCTGGATAAAGCAATCCCTCACGTTCTATTGGATCTTGCTTATAAAGACATCTATAAGATATATCATCCATTGTCAGTGCTTGATCATTAAAAAATTCCACCGACATTCCATTATATTCATAGTCAAAATTGCTTTTCCCTGTTTTAGGGTCAATATCTGGAATCGAAATAATTTTTAACTTTGGGTCGTTTCCATAAAGCTCAATAATATGTCCAATAATGTCTTTTGTGCTCCATCTGGTCATTATAATTATTTCTTTTACTTGTTCGTTTAGCTTTCTTTGCTTTAAATCGACTCCATAAATTCTCCATATTTTTTCAAGAATTATTGGATTAAGTGCTTCTTCAATAGAACCTATAAGGTCATCACAATATAAATAACGGTTAGTTCTAACCTTACCAGCATTCTTAGCTCCTATTGATGAGCATTGAATACTTGAAAATGCTTTGTATTTACCGAAATTAGCTTCTTGTGCCTGTGCATTTGTGCTTTGTAATGGTAAATTAGGGAAAATAACATTCCATTTATATTCTTTATCATCTGTTGTTATGTCAAGCACTCCTTTATAAAACTTTCCTGTAATTTCGTTGCTGTGAGAAAAGAAAAGGCTGTAATCTTTAGGGTGCTTGCCAATTATCCAAGAGCAAAAAAATTTTTCCAGTGTAGTTTTTTGTGTTCCTGGTGGCATAGAAATACATAATCTATTATATTTGTCGTCTTCCAAATCTTGCATAGCTTGAATAAGCCCGTATTTATTAAGCTGTTTCATTTTTGGCTGATAAAATCTTTCACTCTCTTCTCTGTCTTTTTCAAGATAAAGCAAATAGCTGTGAAATAAGTGCGGAGCTTCAAGTAATAAGGTGTCAAAATATCTATTAACTAAATCATTGTCTATATTGTTGTTGAATGTATATTTTTCAAGTTCAAAAATATCTATGCCTATATCACGCATACAAGCCTTTTCTATGAGCTCTTTTGTCCTAGTCGTACATTTTAACATTGTGTCAATTTCGCCCTCATTCTTGGCAAGCTGGCACACGTTGTAGTAGGTTTCTATAATATTTTCATCTATTCCATTTTGGGATATGTATTTTTCGCAATCAGAAATTAAACTTTCCAATTCAGACATAAAGAAAAGCACCTCGCTTTCTAGCAAAGGTGCTTATAGACCTCTGCCTATAACTGTTTTAGGGTAGCGACTAACTCCATTTGTTAGCCGGTAAAATTTTGTTAGAATGTCGGTATTGCTTCATTGCAAACAGGATGCAATTTGTTTATAAGTGCATTATAATCATCAATTACATATCTTGCTGGAATCATATATACTTTAATGCCATATCTTTCTGCTGTTTCCCTTTCAATGCAGCAGCCACTCCAATCATAGTTCTCCGCAATTCCTATGAACACATCAGCCTGTGCCAGCTTCTTAAGGCTTTCACCTAAATACCATACAGCTTCTTTGCTGTCTTTAGGTGGGTTATCCTCAATGTAACTGTCGATAAGCTCTAATTCCTCGCCCTCGTATATTTTAGCAATCTTTTTCATCTTCTGAATACTTGCTTTGATTTCTTCCTCTGTTCTGCCTTTCATCGGCACACTCACAAATAATTTTTTCATAAAAATTCCTTTCTGCTGATAATCAGCAATTATTTATTTTAATTCATCTGCTGTAACTATATGTAAAATTCCATAATTGCCTTTATCAAAACTATCTCTTGCGTTTTCGTGGCATCTTGTGCGTAGTACATTTAATGCACTTTTAATATTGCTATTGCAAATAGCCTTAGCAATGTCAGAAAATGGTTGTGGGTTGTCTAGTCTTGAATTAGCTTCCGCTATAGAGCAATGCTTATATTGTATTATTGCGTCCATTGCAAAGTCTCTATCCAAATTAACCCCTAAAAATCGGTCTGTAACTGTATTCCATATGGCATATAAGTTGTCTATATCATCTTGTAATGCAACTATTAACATATAATCTCACTCCTTGTTTAGTTCATCCGCATATCTTGTCATTTCAATCTGTGTTCCGTTTTCATCCCTTGTACCGACAGTTACATATCTGTTACTTCCACTTATCATATCCCCAAGTCTTATTTCCGTTTTATCATCATCAAATTTGTAACACTCCCGCATTTTTTCAATGCAGTTATTCATTTCTGTTATTTTCATAATATCACTTCTTCCCCCATAAATTATTTGGCAACTCCTCACCGCCGTAAATCTTGTTAGCATATTTCTTAAATGTCGGTACGCTACAACCTGCTACTTTTGCCGCTTTTACCTGTGAAACCTGCCCCGATATGTACAGGTTAATTGCTTCATAAAACTTATCTTTGTTTAGTGGGTGTACGCCCATAGCCATAATAATCACTCCTTACTTTGATTTTCAACTTGATGATTATATTTTCTTACATCACTACGCATTTTAGATGGCATATTCTTATAACCTGTATTTTGAAGTTCTGCTTTGAAAGCGTTAAAATCATCATCATTTTTAACAAATATACTGACATATTTATCAATCTGCGGTCTTGTCATAAGTACGCCATTTTTAGTAAATACCTTTTTGATGTAGTTTGTATAATAACAATATCCTTTGACTTTTTCGTGGTATAATCCCCAAAAATAATCAGCATTTTCTTTTGTTTCAAACTTTGCCCTAATCTCATTGTTAGAAATGTGATTGTAACAATGTCTGCACAATGTAATTAAATTACTTTCTCTATCGTCACCGCACATTGAAGCTGTTCTTATATGTGCCATTACCAACGCCCTGTATTCTTTGCTACTCTTTCCGCAATATCTGCAAGTATAATTATCTCTTTCAAAAATCTTAGCCTGTAAATCTTTATATGAACTCATAATGAATACCTCCTACCATTCTTTACTTTCGCACCAACTGCTCTTACAAGTGTGGTTCATAATGTTGATTAAAACATTCTCCGAAGAAAAATGAACTAAACTATAATCACATTTTGCTGAAAACTTTGTGTTGAAATATTCATCAACTAACATCCTGTAGTCTGTATTATCGTCCATATCACTTATAGCCGCATAATAGGTATCTGTATATCCGTCACGCTCTATGTCGGTTTCTTTTGTTAAATTATCTACTACTCTTGATAAAACCTTATCTGTTAATGGGTAGTGATATTCTCCGGTACATTCTCCGTGTTTATCTAAAAAGTATTTAAAGAATGCTTCTGTATTTTCTTTGAGCGTTTTATCGTTAGTCCAATCATAAGCTATATTGCCAGCTCTACTTATCATTCTTTCCTCGGCAACTTCCCAATCACTTTGAGAGTATTCGCTTATCGGCTTAAACTCTTTCGCTTTTTTATCTTTGGGTAAAAAAGAATTACACTGTTCTCTGTTAAGAGAATTACTTTTAGTATTTAATTCATTAGTATTTTGTATATTAATATTTAATTCATCAGTACTTAATTCATTAGTATTTAATTGTCCGTGGTTTTCTACCTGTTGGTGTTCAACCCCTAGATTTTCTGTATCTTGTTTTTCTATTTTCTGTTTATATGGTTCTTCGTAAACCTCATAGGTGTACTTTATTCTTCCACCATTGCTTTTTGTTGGGTTTTCTTTAGTAACCACAACATAATTATTATCCCTTAACTCATTTAAAGCCGATTTAACAGCTGTTTCATTCTCTTTACTTATTGCAACTAACCCAGCTATTGAATAATCCCAATTATCGGGCAATGAAAGCATTACGGACAATAATCCTTTTGCTTTCAAACTTAACTTTTTATCTCTTAAATGAGTATTACTCATAACTGTGTAATTTTTTGTTTTATGCACTCTAATTGCTGCCATAATCGAATACCTCCGCTTGATATTATTTATGTATGCCTGTGATACATACTCCGCTTGATTGATAAAAACAACAAACAGGCACAGCGGAAGTGCTTTTCGCTTCGTCAAGCTAGTTTGTTGTAATCGGATAGACAGGACTTGAACCTGTGACTACTTGAATAAATCAAGCGTTACTCCCAACTAAACTACTATCCGTTGTACAGTTTCTTGTGTTGGAAAGTATTTATGGCACTTCATTACGCTATCTGCCATCCTGTTCGCAAATCAACCAACACAAACATTTTAATTATTTCAGCAGGGAATACTGCAACGCCTGCTTATTCGGGAATGACCCGACCGCTTGATGTGGTGTGGATTTGAACCACACATGAGATTCCGTCAGTTAGTCTGCACCTACGAATAGGGATAAATGGATTTTTATTTTCTAACGGATTTATAGGTGTGATTGCTTACAGCTATTTACCAGACTTGTTCTAGCAATCCTTGTCGCACACCTTTCTCTTAACCACCGGTTAGCGTTTACCCATTCCGCCACACATCAACTCACATACGGGTTGGTTTTAGGATAATACAGGTAACCAACAACTATATTTCCATTTCACTTATATGTGAGAACGCCGACAGCAGGAATCGAACCTACACAACATTTCTGTTGGATAGCTTAGCAAGCTACTGGAATACCATTATCCCATATCGGCAAAGTGGAGAAGATAGGAATTGAACCTACAATGTTTACCGCAAGGGAACAGATTTACAGTCTGCCGCAACACCGCCAATCGTTGCCGCTTCTCCATATCGTTTTAAAAGACTAGCATTGTGAAAATGTTTCGATTAAGGTGGATAGTTGATACTGAAAAACAATGCTAGTCTTAATAGCAGTATAGGCTATGACACCTATAACAGGTCGTGGCAAAGCTTGGATGTCATTCTACCCGTGCAGTTGGGCTCAAAGAAAGTAGCTTCGCTCGCTGTCTATCCATACAGATAACTGCTGCGCTATAGGTATAACTTAATTTTATTTGCGTATTTATAATACGCAAAACCTCACGGACTATCTGACAGTCCTTAACAGCTCTCGCTATGAGGTGAAAGGAGGACTTAATGCTAGTAAACCAATAAGTCCTGTAAAGGCACAAGTGTAATTAAACACTTGAACTACCCCTGTGGGATTTGAACCCACGATACAGGAATCAAAATCCTGTGCCTTGACCACTTGGCTAAGGGGCAATATGCTATTCTTTTGTTTCAAAGAGTACTGCATTTTTATTTGCTGTTTCAAGCTCTGTGAAGTTATCCTTGCCTTTTACAACATTTGGATTGCCATTACAGGCATTACAAGGCTTTTCACAATATAACTTATGTCTATGTTTGCACTGGTAACAGTGCTTATCCTGATTACCCATTATTTATCACCTGCCTGTCTGTGATTAGCTCTGTAAGAATCAAAACCATCCGGATAACGTGCTATAAGTTTATCTATGTTTGTTTGCATTACATCATCAAGACCGAATCCGCAAGCTTCGCAAATCATAGCAACGTACCACATTACATCGCCGCACTCTTTCTTAAGATGTTCTAAGTCTATGCCTTTTTCGTGGAATATGCCCTTTTTAACAAGGTCTGATACTTCTCCAGCTTCACCAGTTAAACCTAAGACACCATTAAGAAGTCCTGCTATGTCATTTATATTGCTACACTTAGCATTGCTTTCTGCTAAAGGACTAAGTGGAAGCTTACCAGTTAATTCAGTACCTAATCTATGATGAGCCATTTTATCGTTAGTACGCATAGCCAATTTTTGATATTCATTACCCTGCATTTATAACTCCTAACCCTTTTTTATTTTTTTGAAATTTTTTGGAATTTATTCAGCCGACTAGCTGATTCTCTGATGTGTTTATTGAATATCTTGTGATTAATTAATATGTGTCTATTATACACCTAATTAGCTTAAATGTATAGATGTTAATTGGATTATTTTTAATTA